TCACTTCGTCGGGCTGGTCAACGCACCGCGGCGCTTCCGCACATAGATCTCTGTCGTGGTCACCGACTGGTGGCCGAGCTGCTGCTGCGCCTTCCGAATATCGCCAGCCGAATCGGCCTTGTCGGTGCCGGCCTTGGCGCGCAAATCCCTGAACTGGAACTGGTCCTTCGGGATGCCGGCACGCTCGCGCGCCCGATCGAAGCGGTAGCGCAGTGCGTCCTTGCCGATCGGTAGCCAGTCCTCGCCCAGCAGCAGGCGCGTGCTGATCGGTGCATCGTCCGGCCGCTTCCTCGACAGCAGGCGGTCGATCAGCACCTTCAGCTCGCCGGTAATGGCGATGCGCATCTGCATCTTCGTCTTGCTCTGGCGCAACACCAGCACTCCGTCCTTGATGTTGCGGCGGTCCAGCTCGCGCACGTCCGCCGGCCGCTGCCCGGTCAGGTATGCCAGGTCCATCGCGTCTTTCAGCACCTGGTCCGCAGCGTCGTACACGCGCTGCAGCACGTCGTCCTCCACGTACACGTCGCGACCGTCCTCGCGATTGCGGTTAACGCCCGCGCATGGGTTCGGCAGATCGGTGTAGCCCTTCTTTCGGCACCAGTTCCACAGGTGCGACAGCAGCGATTTCTCACGGTTCGCGCTGACCGGCGCAGCGCGGCGCCACTGCAGGAAGTTGAAAACGTGCGTCGGGCGGATGGCATCAAGCGGTCCCGGCGGATCGTCGAAGAACTTCAGCAGCGTATCCAGTTCGCGTAGGTTCGCCTTTCGCGTTCCCTCGGCCTTGGTCGGAATCACCTCGATGCGGTAGCGCTCGGCGGCCTGTCGGAACGTCAGCTTCGCATCGGTAGGGATCGTCGCCGCGCGCTCGAGCTCGGCCCACTTCTGGATGGCCAGGCCGTAATCACTGCCCAGCGCAGTTTCCTTGCGCGGCTTGCCGCCGTGGTCGTAGTAGTAGTGGACCACGCCGGATTTCTGTTTCCGGGGGCGGAACCGGGGGATCGCCCCCGGCTTCTTCGGTTTCCTTCCCATTACGCTGCTGCCTTGTTCGGTTTCCATTCCGTCGCCGGCGGCGTCTTCGGCTCCGGCTTGCCCTCGATCGCGGACCACAGCACCACTGGCCACCCGTGGGCGTCCAGATAGTGCCGGATCCCGTTGTTGCGCAGGAACTCGGCTTGGCCCTTGCGCCGCGGTGTGCGGCACAGCGCCTTGATATCGTCACGGGACAGGTAGGGGCTGTCGGCCATGTTGTCCTCCTTCAGTTCGTGGCCAGCGCAGCGCGCAGCTGCTCGTCTGGATCCGGGTAGCAGTCCATGTAGGCGCCGATCACTTCCGCCGCGACTTGCGGGACGATGGCGTTGCCGTAGGCGCGCAGGCGTCCCACTCGGGCAGGAACCCCATGAGCCAGCAGACGAATGCTGGGTTCAAAGCGCCGGGCCTTTCCGTCGTGGCCGATGAGCCACGATGCGGAAGACCACTGGCTACCAGCGCAGCGCCGGGCAGCTTCAGAAATTCCGCCCGCGTGCCGTCCGGCCTCTTCGGGCCGTAGCAGTACCCGCTCCCGAGAGAATCGTTCGTCAATGGTGTCGGCCACATCGCAGCCACCGACACCGCTGCCAGATCGGGGCCATGGTTCCGCGCCGCCTCCCTGATCGCACCCTCCGTCGATCGCACACCCTTGTCGGCGAGCGAGGCGGTCGGCGTCGGCCACAGGCCCGCAATGCGGGGGTCGTCCAGCGGCGCAGACACGTTCACCACCACCGTGGTCAGCGATTCCTGCGAGCCCTTCGTGTCCCCGCGCCGACGCTGGTAGCCCAGCCGCGCTTCGTGCGCCATCGGTGTGGGCCACAAACCAGAGTCGATCCCGGCGATGGGGCGCGTCGACGGCACAAGCCGGGACAACGGCCGCCCGGCAGGCGTAGTCGATTCCTTCCAGGTCAGCAGACACTCCGTCGAGCCAGTTCTTGCCAACCGCCGCCGCAACCTGTTCTCCCATGACGACAGCGGGCCGTCGGGCACGGATGAGCCGAAGGAAGTGGGGCCACAGATGCCGATCGTCATCCTGGGCTTTTCCTTTACCCGCGACGGAGAACGGCTGGCACGGGGCGCTGCCGGTCCAGAGCTCGCGGTCGTCGGGCCACCCAGCAAGTCGAGCTGCAAGGGACCAACCGGCGATGCCGGCGAAGAAGTGACATTGCCGGTATCCGGCGAGGTCTGAGGGTTGAACATCGGTGATGCTCCTGGTGTCGACGTGACCAGGCGGGATCAGCCCGGTATCAATGAGGTTTCGGATCCACTGCGCGGCGTAGGGATCCCATTCGCTGTAGTAGTTCATCGGGCGCCCCCGGTGGCGTGTGCCATCACCCGCTGCGCCTCGGCCATGTCGCCGCGCGCCAGCGCCTGCAGGGCCAGGCCCCGCGCTTCCCATACGCGCACGGTTGCCGGTCGAGCCTCGGACAGATCCACGCCGGACATGCTGGCCAGCTGCCGGCCGACCTCGCGGTGGTCGATTGCCTCAGCCATCAGTGCCCCTCTCCAGTGCCGACGGCCAATCCAGCTTCAGGTAGCGCGCGATGGCGTCTGCCACTTCAAGTCGTGGATCTTCGGGGTGCGCGCTCTTTGCGATGAACTCGGCGAGATCAAGCATGATCTGGTCTTCGTTGTCGCGCGAAACGGTTTTGGTGGCAGTAGCGGTCATGGCAGGTCTCCTGTTGTGGTTGAGTCGTGTTGCGTGATCTGTCGCCAGCACCATCGCAGCCCCGTGCGCGCGGCGCGGCATGCGCGGCTGATCGCCCACAGGGTGGCGATGCCGGCCAGGAACCCGGCCAGGGCGAACACGTGGACCATTGCAGCGGTGAGCAGCTGGTCAGCCATTGCGCACCTCCGTGTCGGTGGTGATCGCCTTGATGGACGCCACGCCCACGATGCGAATCCCGCGCTTGTCCAAGGCGCTATGCAGCTCGCCGAGCGCGCTTGCGGCCGCCTGCCGATACACCTGGTCGAGCTTGCAACCTTCACCCCATGAACCGGCGCGGATCTCGACGGTGACCTGCACCAAGGCGGATGTGGACGTGCGGATGGTTGGCTTAGCCATTGCCCACCGCCTGGCCGTCGATCTTGGACAGCACCTCCTCCATGACGGCGATCCCCTCGCGGTAGATACGCACGTCGTTGTTGTAGTCGTGCTCGCCCTTGGTCTCAATCTCGCGGGTTCCAGGTGCGCCAGGATCGGCGGGCAGGTGCGAGCGCCACTGCTCAATCCGTCGCTGCAACAGTGCACGCACCGCACCCAGGTCCACGGCCTGCGCGGGCCGGGTGTCGGTCTGCCCCATGGCGTACGCTGCATCGGCACGGCAGTTCGCGCAGTTCGCGTCGACGGTGAAGATGTAAGGCCGGTTCGGCTTCAGGCTGACGTGCCGCAGCTCGCAGATGCGCATTTCCATCGGCGGCTCCCCCACCGGCTGGCGGGCGGCGAGGGAGTCGTCGCGGTAGACCACAAAGGCGGCTGAATCCATGTCCTCGTGGCTGAATGACTGCCCGGTGCCGTCATACGTCCACCGACCCGCCGAAAAAACTCGCAACGGCGCATCCCCCTGACCACCCGGGGAGGGCTGGGCGGAGAGGGCGGCGAGCGCGTAGTCCCGCATCTGCTCTGCGGTGAAGCCGGGCATAGGAATTCTGCGCAGGACCGAATCGAATCCGTATCCCGTCACGCTCGGCTCAGGCAGAGGTGGCAGGGAATCCCCCAGCCTCACCCTCCCACCGGGCTGCACGTCCGCCAGGGTCTTGTTGTCGGTGGTCATGCGGACGCTCCCTTCTTCGTGCGGCTGTTGTGGCCACCCTCGACCACCTGGCGGCGGCTGATGGTGGATCGGTCGATGGGGCTGTTGCCGAGGATCTGGACCTTGCCCCCTGCTGCTTCGAAGCGCGCAATGTCCGCTTCGATCTCGGCCCGCTGGCGGTCCTTCTCGGCCTGCGTGGACAGGTCGAAGGTCGGCTGTACGTGGATGCTGCTCATGCGTGGCTCCGAAGCGGCACGCGGCGCACAGGCCCGTGCCACAGGTTGGTGAGATTGTTCAGGCGCACCTGCAGCGGATCGCGGCGCAGGGGGCGCAGCGGGTCGTGCAGGCGGCGCTCGGTGTTTCGGCAGGGCGCGCACGCAGCGGTGGCCTTGCCGTTGATCAGGGGGAAGAAACGATCCGGCAACCGGGCCGCGCACTTGGTGCAGGTCTTCACGGCTGCTCCAGGCGCGGCTTGCTGAGGTTGGCCCAGGTGAGAGGGTAGGGGCCTCGGCGCACGCGCTTGTCGGCGGTGGTCTTGGAAACGCCCAGCTGCTCGGCGATCTCGCGCATGGTGTAACTCTTGCCGTCCACCACCCGGGCGAACAGTGCAGCCTTGGCCTTTCCGCCGCGCACGGTGCCGATGTGGTTGAACTTGTAGTTGAGGCCCCTCATGCGGCCTCCTGGTGATCATCAGCGCGCAGGCTCTGCTCGTACCCGACCACCATCTGCCGGAACGGTTCCAGATCGGCGCGCAGCTTGGCGATGAACGTCTCGTCGCGTTCGAACCGGCGCCACCACAGCTGCCTTCCCACGGCGGCCAGCGCCGGGCAGAACAGGCCGATATGCCACCACTGCCGGTCGGTCAGCCACATGCAGCCCTGGGCCTGTTCGAACACCTCGCTCGCATCGTTGTCGATGTGGAACGTGCGCAGCTTCTGCGGATCGAGGAAGCACTTGTATTCACTGCCGCCGTCCTCGCCGATGAAGCCGTCGGCCGAACAGCCGTAGTCGCCGCACTCGCTCAGCACGAACCCGGCGCGCTTCACCAGCAGGCCGGACTGCACCTCATGCTCGGCGCGGGCCTGCGGCTCCAGCTCATGGCCCCGGCGCATGGCGAACGTCTCGAAGCCCTCATCCAGCGGCTGACCGCTGATGCGCTCGACGGCCAGGCGGAAGGCGTAGTTCTTCGATGCCTCGCTGAAGTCCCCGACCGGCTCGCCGGCCAGCGCCTTCTCGATCACCGCCGACTTCGGCACGCCCTTGTAGCTGGCTGCCTCGGCAGCAGCCTTCGGCGCCATGCCGGCGAGCACCGAATCCACGTAGGCGCGCTGCTGGTCGGTCAGCTCGCCCACACGCGAGCGCGCTGTGGCGAACATGCTGGCGGTGATGACGCCGGCGCGGGCGTTGTGCCACGCGTCGCTGCCCTGGTCGCAGTGGATCAGCCTCACGGGGCGATCTCCTCAGCCTCGGCGCGCTCCGCCTCAGCCTTCAGCGTCTCGTGGCCCGACTGGCCGATCATCTTGCGCTGATCGGGGGTCAACTTGCCCCACGCGTCGGCATACGCGTCCAGACCGGCCGTCGCAATCTCCTGCAGGCTCGCGTACAGCGCCTGGCGCTCGGGCGTGTCCTCCGGCTCGGCGGGCAGCTGACGGGTGCTGCTGGCCGGCGCGCGCTCGGCGCGTACAACCTCGCCTTCGATGATGCGCTCGGCCTCGTCCTGCTCGTAGATGCCCACGAAGCCAAACGCCAAGCGCGCGCACTGGATCATCGCCTTGTGGCGCAACATGCGGCGCGGATGGGACTGCCAGGGGCCAGCGTTGGAGCGGCGGCACTCGGCCATGTACTCGGTCACGCGCACCGGGCGGCTACGGTCCTTGCGGTAGATCGAGCACGTGCAGCTCTGCTCGTCCTGCTCGAAGTCCATGCCATCGAACTGAGCGTGCGAGTTGATGATGCGCGACCAGCCGTCGACGCCGACCACCGGCACGATGCCGTTGTTCTTGTCCGGGAACGCGTAGATTTCCTTGGTCCACGGGTTCAGGCCGTACTGGTTCGCCACCACCAGCAGGGCCGTCATCTGCGCGTCGGAGACCTGGCCCTTGAAGGCGGTGGCCTTCAGTACGGCGACAAGCTCCTGCGCGTCGGCGGCGCCCATGTTCAGGGACGTGGCGAGGCTCTTGGTTTGCGAGAGAACGAGGTTGCTCATGGCTGCTCTGCTGGTAGGTGGAATAGGTGCCCGGCTCTCGGAGCCGCCGCCGGGCGGGTGCGTGGTGTGGATCAGTCGCGACTTTCAGGACTGATCGTCAGGCGCCACTTGATTGCCTCGGGGCTGAATGCGCCCGCTGCGAGACCCTCCGCGATCTGCTTGATCAGAGGGGAGTTCTTCTTCGTGAGCTGGGCGACCATCTGTTCCTTCAGCGCCGCCTGCAGCGTTCCGATCTGCTCTTCGATAGCCGCACGCGCAGCTTTCCGAATGGCGTCCCCGATGGCCCAGTCAAGCCAGGTCTTATGGGATGAGTGGTGGTAGTTGCTCGGCTTTCCTTCGCCGTCCACCTGTGTTGAGAGGATCGTGCTTATTGCCTTTTCCAGAACGTTTGCACTGCCGCCCAGGGCCTGCGCAATGGCGGCCGTGATGTTGGCCTGGATGATCGGTTGGATGACGTCCTGTGGAATCTGGAAAGTGGGTGCTGACATGGCAGTTCCTTTGTCGGGTGGGAATAGATGCCGGCGACGTGGAATCCCGGCCGGCGCGGGGCCCGTGAGGGCGGGGGAATTCAGCCGCGCACGCTGCTGGTCGCAGCCCATCGGGCTTTGGCAGCGTCACGGTCGGTGTGGGCCTGGTGGATCTCGGCGATGCGCAGCGGCACGACGACGGCGGCGAACAGCGCGACAGCGGCCCAGGCGATGCGGAGGCGGAGGCTCATTGCGCACCGCCCGTGGCCTTGGCGATGGCGGCGCGAGCCAGTCCCTGCATTTCTTCCACTGCGATTTCCAGTGCAATCTGGCTGCGGCACTGTCCAGTGCAGGGAACGCATCCGCAGTCGTGCGGCAGGGCGATTCGCTCCAGCGCCTCCAGCAACTCCGGCGCGGCGGCGATCAGGCGGGCGTTGGCAAGCAGCTCGGCCGCGATGGGGTTCCCGTCATCGAGCCCAAGGCGCAGCCGGTCGGCATAGACACAGGCGTGCACCTCACTGCGAACACCAGCACTCGGGAACGGGCCGATCTTGTGGCAGCTGCCAACGCTCGTATCGACGCTTTCCAAGGCCCACGGCCCCGGCGTGTGCTTACTGCTCATCGTCGCTTTCCTCCACGCACAGGCCGTCCACGGCCTCGCGGTTGCGTTGTTCTCGGGCTTCCGCCAGCGACATAGGCGGGGTGATGGGCGGCAGCGCGCCGAACTGCGCGGCGAACGCTGCGTCCAGTTGGTCAAACGGGTTCATGCGGCGTCTCCGGTTCGCACGCGGCCAGAGCGGCGCGCAGGCGGTCGTCGGCTGCGATCTGGTCGGCCAGGTCGCGTGCTGCGAGGGATGCGTGGGCGGCGGCGAACACTTCGGCGATGCCGAAACGCGCCTGATGCAGCTCTTGTGCGTCTTTGTAGAAGCCGTTAGCAACGCAGTCGTCAAACGCGCACTTCAGGATTCCGTCCACATCAAGGCCCCGGCTCACGACAGCACCGCCTGTGCCACGACAGCGAACAGAGCGCCAAGGCAGAAGGCCAGCAGGTAGCCCGTCGCCAGCTTCAGCGCTTGGAAGTGCAGGGATCGGTCGGCGGCGGTCATGCGCCACCGCCTTTGACGCGGGCGAGGGCCAATACCAACTCTGCGCGCATGTGCTCTTCAATAGCTTCGCCAGCCCCGCCGTAGCCTCGGTACTCACCGTGGGTAGACAGAAGTTCGTCCACCTTCTCGATCAGCTCGGAAACAGCGGCAAAGACCTCATCGCACTTGGCGCGGCTCTTGGAGCCGGGGGCGTACATGAAGCGCTCGTCGCCTATCCATTGGCGAACATCGACAGGGGCGCTCATGCAGCACCGCCTGCGCGCATCAAGCGCTCGACTTGCCGGACGACCAGTGCCTGACGGTCCAGCAGCTCCCGCAGGTCGTGCAGCAGGTGCGCCGGAACGTCGACTTCGGAAACTAGGTAGTCCAGTGCGCGCTCGGACGTCACCAACACCGAGATCAGCTCGGCGGTGCTGCCCTCACGGTCGTAGGTGCGTGCCAGGGAGTTGCAGGCGTCCTGGAAGGCCTCTTCGGTATCCGCCGGCAGCAGGCCATCAAAGCTCCGCTGGGCGTTCCGGGCGATGTCGGTTGCAGTGTGCAGACCCATCTTCGTCTCCAAGCCGCTCCCGGGAGTGGGTGTGTCGCGGCGTTGGAGTAAGTAAAGCGCCGCTTTAGTTCAAAGTCAAGCGTCGCTTTAGAAAAAGTTGAGAATTTTTTCGCTGCCCTTGGGCCGGGCACAAAAAAGCCCGCTCAGGGCGGGCTCTTATTGGCGCGGCGGAGGCTTTAGGGCGTGGGTTCGACCGGCAGGAGATAGGCGGCGAGAACAAGCTGGTTGGCCAGCGGGTACTGGTAGTCCCTGTAGGCCTTGATCCCAGCGTCCATCGTTGCCTTGTACCCGTCGCGCCCTGCGCGCTGGCGAATCGCTTCCATCTGGGCGTCCCATGTGAAGGCGGAGGCGACAGAGCGGGCCTCTTCATCGGGTAGCCCCAACTGCATCCAGATTGATTGCAACCGCTGGACTGCCTTCACCTGCAGCTCTACAGCATCGGCCTCCTGCCTAGCGCGTATTGCGTCCTGGCGCGCGCCCTCCAAGAGGATGCGTCGCTCGTATTCGCGGTCATAGGCCTCTTGGCTGCTCCCGAAGATTGCCTGCCCAAGAGCGGCGCCAGCTCGTCTATACCCATCCTGGGCCCAAGCTACTGCCGGCGCAGCCAGCGCCAGCAGGATCAGTCCTCCCAGCTTCCGATCCATCGCACTCTCCCTATGATGGTGATGGGGTGGCGCGGGTCGTCCATCTTCCGCGGCTTGCGCCAGTTGTGGTCGCCCTTTTCGTTCAGGGCGTCGAAATAGATGTCATCGCCAAATGTCCGACAGCGCTTCACGCTGTACTCGCTGCCTGCGATACCCGCAGCCATGATGACGAACAGCTTGTCGTCGGCTGGGCGCGTGTCGCTGGTATCGAAAAGGATCGCGTCCCCTGACTGGATGCGGGGGAGCATTGAGTCGCCCTTGCCATAGAAGACGGCAAGCCGAGTGGGGATTAGGCGCTTACGGGCCAGGGACGACGCTCGAAACTTGAGGCGATGGGTCTCGGCGTATTCGATCGCCTCCATGCCATCGCCAAGGCCGGCAGCCTGGCTGTAGCCAAGGATGTCTACGGTGTCGTCGTCATTCGCAGCCTGTGCGACGTCGGCCCCTGATTCTTCATCCGTCACAGTGGAGTCCAAGAAGTAGTCCACGCGGCGGCCAGTGAGACGGGCCAGGGCCGGTAGGTTCGACTTCTCAATCTTCCCCGTCTTCACCCAGCCAGTTACCGCCTGTGCGCTGATGCCAAGTTCGCGCGCAACGGCGGCCTGTGTGCCTCGGCCGGCATTGTCGAACGCGTAGCGGACGCGCCGCGCCATTTCATCGTTATCAAGCATGGGTTGATGGTAGCGGCGGGCTACCGGCGTCCGTAATAAGGCAGCGCTTGACTTTGGACTAAAGCGGTGCTTTAGTTTATCCATGAGCGCAATCCAGACAGCCATCGACCGATACGAGATGCCTCAGGCCGCCGTTGCGCGCCACCTGCAGGTGACCCCCCAGGCAGTCAACCAGTGGGTCAAGGGGCTGCGCCCGGTCCCACCCAGGCACGTCCTCGTGATCGAGGCCGATACCGGCGTCACCCGCCACGAACTGAGGCCCGACGTGTTTGGTGCTTCGGCTCCCAAGTCGCGCCGCAAGCGCTCCCCCTGACATGACCACCTCACCGACCCCGGGCAGGGAAGGGCACCACGGTGCCGCTGCCGGGAGCGGGCGGGTTCTTTCGCTCCACCTGGGTGATTCGCACCCGATTGCCGTAACGCCTCAGCACGAACAGCCGGCCTGCAACCGGCACCAGTTCAACGACACCGCTCGACCGCGTCACCTCTGAATTCACTTGGCTCAATCCGTTGTGGGTTGGGCCTTTATTCCGCCCGAGAGGGCTTGGCAACGATAGGCAACGCATGGCAACCCCTGGCAACCAAAAGGCTCTACCCCTCGCATTCGGCGTACACCACGCCCCGAAGGATGCGCCCTCCCAGATCGTCCGGCAGATCGAATCGGCGGCGCATGCGCTGGCCGTGATGATCCGCGCCGGCCACCACAAGCTCGAATACGTGGCGGCCTGCATCGGCAAGTCGAAGTCCTACGTCTCGCGGATGCAGAACGGCGTCCGCCCGATCCCCGAGAAGCTGGTCGGCCCGCTGTGCGCTGCCACCGGCTCAAACCTTCTCCGCCAGTTCCTCAGCCTGCAGGCCGCGCTCGACGGCATCTGCGAGGTCGAGCGCCTGGCCGACCTGATGAGGTCCGCCAATGAAGAACCGCGAGCTGCTGCAGCGACTGGACGAGTGCATCCAGGTCATCGAGTCCAGCCCGCCCATGACGCGCGAGGAGATCGTCGCGCACCTGTCCCGATGCGCGGCCGAGCAGGCCAGGGCGGAAGCCCGGCGCACGGCTACGCCGCAGCCTGACCTGTTGGGAGCTGCATAGTGGCCCGCATCCGCACCATCAAACCCGAGTTCTTCACCAGTGAGGACATCTGCGGCCTGTCGCCCTTGGCGCGGCTGCTGTACGTGGCCCTGTGGTGTGAGGCAGATAAGGAAGGCCGGCTTACGTGGAAGCCGAAAACATTCAAGCTTCGCTATTTCCCTGCCGACGCGTGCCAGATAGAAGAACTGGCAGCTGAGCTGGTCGATGCCGCGCTGGTTGTCCTGTACGGCGATGGCTTGGCCTACATACCTGGGTTCACTACCCACCAGCACGTCAACCCGCGAGAGGCGGTCAGCATCCTGCCTCCGCCTCCAGGCGTTGCGAACGCCCTACCTAAGAAGGTTGGAAAGAACCTCCGCGCACAGGTAATCGAGCGCGATGGAGGAGCTTGCGTGCGCTGCGGTTCCACCGATCGGATCGAGGTTGACCACATCCTGCCCCAAAGCTGTGGCGGGCCTCATATCGCGGAGAACCTCAGGGTGCTGTGCAAGAGCTGCAATACAGCACGACCGGTTGCTGGCCAAGGACTTGACGACGATCTGGCAAAGGATGGATTCACCATCTCATCACTGCGCGTCAAATTTGGAATTGACGCGTCAAATCAAGAGTTGCACACGCAGGTAGGAAGGGAAGGGAAGGGAAAGGAAGGGAAAGATAAAAGCCCCCCTAACCCCCCACAGGGGGGAAGTGACGATGGGGAAGGTCAGCAGCAGAAGCCCAAGCGCTCGGCCAAGATCAGCTTTGCCGCATTCCGGGCTGAGTGCGAGGAGGCGGGGGAGAACCTGATCCCAGTGGACGACGCGGTGTTCGCCTACGCTGACCGCATCGGCCTGCCGCACGACTTCGTCGCCCTGGCATGGCGCTGGTTCAAGGCCCGGTACGCCGACAAGCAGCAGACCGGCGTGCGCGGCTGGCGGCAGACGTTCCGCAACGCCGTCGAGGGCAACTGGCCGAAGTTCTGGTTCTCGACCGAGGACGGCAGCTGGCAGCTGACGACGGCCGGCAAGCAGGCAAAGCTGGCCGCCGAGGCTGACGCCGGGGAGGCCGAATGAACGCGGTCCTGGCTGACTTCCCGCACGACGACCTGCGCCAGCTGCCGCAGTCCCGCGACGCCGAGCAGTCCGTGCTGGGCGCGCTGATGCTGGACCCGGAGGGGTTCCCGAAGGTCTCCGAGTGGCTGAAGGCCGAGGACTTCTACGGCCGCGACCACCAGCTGATCTACACCTCCATCGTGGACCTGGCTGCGACCGACAAGCCGTTCGACCCGGTGACGATGGGCGACTGGTTCGCAGAACGCGGTGAGCTGGAGATGGTTGGCGATGGCGCCTACCTGATCGAACTGGCCGCAACCACACACTCCGCCGCCAACGTGGTCGCCTATGCCGAGATCGTGAAGGGCAAGGCCACGCAGCGGCGCCTGATCGAGATTGGCGCCCAGCTGTCGGCCAAGGGGTTCAACCCGGAAGGGGAGGACGCCTCGGTCATCGTCGCGGACGCCACGCAGGCGCTTTCCGAGATTGCCAGCATCCGCCGAGGCTCGGTGAAGGGCGCCAAGGAGATCGGCAGGCGCTGGTATCAGGAGCTGGCCAGTCGGGTCGAGAACAACGGCCAGGCGCTGGGGTTACTGACGCCGTGGACCGGGTTCAACCGGCGCACGCGTGGCCTGCAGGACGGGCACCTGGTCATCGTTGCCGGCCGCCCGAGCATGGGCAAGTCGGCATGGGCCATCAACGTGGCCGTGGCCGCTGCACTGCGCGGCAAGCGGTGCCTGGTGTTCAACCTGGAGATGACCGACACCAGCATCTACAACCGCGGCATCGCCTCGCTGTCCAACGTCCCGCTGTCGTGGCTGCAGCAGCCTGACAAGAACGATGACGAGAACTGGTCGAAGGTGACGCAGGCGGCGAAGGTTCTGAACGAGTCCGGCCTGCTGATCGATGACACAGCCGGGCTGTCCGAGCAGCAGATCGTGGCGCGATGCCGGCGCGAGCGGATGAAAGCCCCTATCGGGCTGGTGGTGGTCGACCACCTGCACCTGATGCCGCTGCCTGGCAAGACCCGCGAGACGGTCGAGATCGGCCACATCACCGCTGGGTTCAAGAAGCTGGCCAAGGAGCTGTGCTGCCCCGTGGTGCTGCTGTCGCAGCTGAACCGCTCGCTGGAAACCCGGCAGAACAAGCGCCCGCAGATGTCCGACCTGCGCGAGTCGGGAAACATCGAGCAGGACGCCGACCTGATCGTGTTCCTGTACCGCGACGACTACTACAGCGAGCGCGAGGGCGTGCGCTCGCCGCTGGACGGCTTCGTGGAAATGATCATCGCCAAGCAGCGAGAGGGCGAGACCGGCCGCGCCTGGGGCCGCAACGCACTGGCCTACGGCCGCATCGATGACTACGACGGCGAAGACCCGGTGGTCCCGCAGCACCAGACAGTCGGCAAGCGCTCCGGGGGGATGGACTGATGGTCCCGGCATACGAACTGGAGCGCGCCCGCCAGACCGGCCGGTGGATGCGCGACGCACACAAGGACCGCAACTCGGTCCCGCTCTACGCCATGGGCGAGGACGGGCTGGCGCTGCGCCGGGCTTGGCTGGCCGGCTACGACGAACGAGACGAGCAGATCAGGAGGAAGGCATGAGCAGCAAGGCAGATCGGCGCAACGCTGAGTCGTTTGAGCGCCGCGTGCGCGAGCTTCTGGCGGCTGGCTACAGCCCGGCAGCTATCGCGAAGGAGACAGGCAAGAGCTATCAGCACACCGCACGGATCGTGGCGCGTGTGCAGCAGGAGGATTTGGCATGAACGTGGCCAAGCTCAAGCCGTGTCCTTGGTGTGGTGAGGCGCTTCAAGAGGCGCACGTGGTGGAGGGGGACACCTTCCGCTGGCGCAAGCTTCAGGGCTGCTGCACTGATGGTCCTGAGGTGCACATCGACACACTCGCCGACGACCGGGTTGGCGCAGAGGAAAAGGCCGCAGAGGCAGCCGTCGATGCCTGGAACACCCGCGCCCCGCAGTGGCAGCCGATTGAATCGATCCCCAACGGTCAGCTCGCATTGTTCTGCAACATGGGTGCCGACGAGCTGCGCAACAGCTTCTTCGTTGATTGGATGGTTGACGGCAAGTTCTGCGGAAATCGCCACCACACCGCAACCCACTGGCAGCCGCTGCCCGCTCCGCCGGAGGTGGAGGGATGAGCATCTTGCACATGATCCTGACCGAGTTCTGGCCGTTCGTTGCCGCCGTGGTGCTTGTCAGCACCGTCTTCGACGGCATTGCCGGGGTGGTCAAGGCGTTTCGCTCCAAGCGAGGTGAAGCATGAAGCGCACCTTTCTGATCGACCCGCCAAACAACAGCAACTGGCCGCAGGTGATCTCAACCGTCGTGCGCGCCATCAACGAATGGCTCAAAGGCGGCCCGGTGCAGATCACCCTGGACGAGCCGAAGCGGACGCTGGACCAGAACGCGGCGATGTGGCCGGCCCTGACCGACATCGCCAAGCAGGTGCCGCTGGTGATCACCCGCCGCGACGGCAGCACCAGGCAGGCCACGGCCTACGACTGGAAGGACGTGCTGACCGCCGCGTTCGAGGAGGAGACCGAGTGGGCGCCCGGCCTGCGCGGTGGCGTGGTGATGCTCGGCGCCCGGACCAGCAAGTACAGCCGCCGGAAGATGGGCGACTTCCTCACCTTCATCCACGCCGAGTTCTCGGACCGGGTGCGCTGGTCGGACAGCGCTGTGGAACGACTGGCGCAGTTCGCGCCGCCAAGCAGGAGGGTTGCGTGATGAACGCCATCGAGAAGCGGGCGCGGGATCTGCTGGCTGCGGAGTACGAGCGGATCGGCAACCATAATGCGGCCGGCGATGCCCGGCGTGGTCTGTACCAGCCTGAGATTGCTGCGGTCGTAGCCGCCCTCACGCCGCCCGAGGGCTACGTGCTGGTGCCAGTGGAGCCGACTGACGACATGCTGCTGGCTGCGTATCGAGCGGACACGACCAAGGGGCCGGTGACGCGCCGGTGGTTCGCAATGCTCGCCGCACGCCCGGAGGTGCCGTGATGGGCAGCTCACTGGACTATGTACTGGCGCAGCTCCGCTACCTTGGCCGCTCTCGAGAAGTTGCCCGCATCAGGTTGGGGGTGATCGTCTCTCTGGACCGCGCCAGGGCTCGGTTGCAGCACGCGGAGCGCCGCCGATGAAGACCAAGAACGCCAAGGCCTTCACTGCAGCCGAGCGCGCGCACCTGCAGGCGGTAAAGGAGCTGCCCTGCAGCTTGTGCGATGCCCCGGCGCCGTCGGATGCCCACCACATCAACCAGGGCCAGCACTTCACCACTGTTGCGCTGTGCAAAGACTGCCACCAGGGGAGCTTCAACGGTTGGCACGGCGAGAAGCGCATGTGGACCATCATGAAGATGGACGAGCTCGCCGCCCTCAACGTGACCCTGCAGAGGCTGGGGCAGAGGAGCGTGGCATGACCCGCTTCGCCCGTGGCCGCATGCCGGCCGGCCAGATGAACAAGACCGAGCAGGCCTACGCCCAGCACCTGGAGCGCCTGCGGACGACCGGCGACGTGGAGTGGTACCGGTTTGAGGGCGTGAAGCTTCGGCTGGCCGACAACACGTTCTACACCCCGGACTTCGCGGTCATGAGCGGAGACGGCGTCATGGAGATGCACGAAGTCAAAGGGTTCTGGACCGACGACGCTCGCGTGAAGATCAAGGTGGCCGCAGGCCAGTACCCATTCCGGTTCATCGCATTCAAGGCCGTCGCGAAGAACCGCGGCGGTGGCTGGCTCAGGGAGGAGTTTTGAGCACCCCGACCTTCAGCCAGTACACGACACCAGAGCTGGAGATCGTCGCCCGGCTGGACCACGCCCTGGCCGACGAGATATTCAGCCTGCACCGGGAGGGCTACGACGTGCGCGAGGTGCTGCACGAGGCCCGCGCGTTCAAGACCGAAGCGCAGCTGATGCGCCGCGAGATCAACCGCAGGAAGGCACGCCCATGAGCCAGGTATCCCAACCCCGCACCGGAGGTCGAAACATGGCCGCATCCGTTGAAGCTCCGCGCCGCACCGGTACAACTGAGGGTGTTCCGTTCCGGCAGGTCTGGAAGCCGCGCGTGGTCTGCGTGGTCGACCCGACCAACCCGGCAGATGCCCTGAACGCCATCCTTCCACGAATCGCAGAGAACCAACGCGGATGCACGGTAGCCAGCTTCCTACTGATCAACCCGGAGACCTCGCAGGCGTTCGTCCTGGCCGAGGACAAGCCGGTGGCCGTGGAGATGGCCCGCAAGGGCGAGAAGTCTCCGTACTGGCCGTGGTTGGTGGGCAAGTACAGCTTCCCCCGTGTGACCGCCGAGGCCGCAGCGAACGTGCTGGAGGACATGCTGGAGCATCTGGGCATCGCCACGCCGGCGCCACGGAAGCGGCCCATGCCCGTGCAGCTCGACCTGTTCGACCTGTCTGGGCGCGCCGCGTGACCGCGTACATGCGCCCGTCTACCGAGGGATGTATCGGTAGCCCCAGCTGGCAGGTGGGTAACAGCCAGCGCCGAGGGAGCGGGTTGCCGCGTTGCGGCGGCGGGGAAGGGGTGCAGCCCGGAGCCGTGTCACTCATCGCCCGTGGGACCGAGGAGGCCCTGCCGTGAGCCTGGACCCGATCACGCAGGGCCTGCAGCACCTGGCCAGCCAGTTCAGCCTGACCCGGCAGGAGTGGCGCGACCATCACCGCGGCGGCGACTCGCTGCTCGACTCGCTGGTGAGCCACGGCTACGCGCAGGAGCAGGGCGAGCGCTTCGGCATCACCCGGCAGGGGCAGGTGCGGCTGCAGGCGGAGGTGGGCGAGTGAGCAGGGTGATCTACAGCATTCTGGATTGGGTCTGCGACCAGATCCGGGGCTATGAAGCGGCCCACGGCAACAAGCCGGATCAGATCCTCGTCACCCCAGAGCAGGCTATCGGTCTCCTGTACGCGGCTTGGAAGGGCACCAGTGCGGCGAGCGTCGATCCGGTTGAGCTGGTTCGACAGGGCGGCGTCTTCGTGCTCGGTGTCCCGTTGAAGCTGTTAGAGGTTGGACATGGCCGGTAAGCAGCCCAAGGCTAGCGCACCCGAGAAGCAGGAAGCTGTAGAGCCGGCCAAGCCAGGGCGCCCCAGCAAGTACAGCCAGGCCGTTATCGAATCCATCTGCGAGCAGCTGGCCACTGGCATCCCCATGGCCCAGATTTGCCGACAGGACGGCATGCCCGCCTACCGGACCGTGAAGGATTGGATGGACGAGGACAGCGAGAGAGGCAGCCTCGTATCCGCAGCCATCGCGCGCGCGCGCGAGGAAGGCTTCGATGCGATCGCCGCCGACTGCCTGGGGATCGCTGATGATGGCACCCGCGACTACGAGCAGCGGGAGGACGGCACGCTGGTGGTCAACCACGAACACATCCAGCGGTCCAAGCTGCGCATTGAGACGCGGCTGAAGCTGCTGGCGAAGTGGGATCCGAAACGCTATGGGGAGAAGATGCAGCTGGCCGACGCTGACGGCGAGAAGCTGCCGGCGCCGCCTCCGTTCTACGTCATGGGCGTGACCCCGGCCAAGCAGGGCGAGTGACCGTGGCGGCCACGCCGAACCCGCTGGCACCGCACACTCCGGTGCACATCCCGGCCAAGCTGCTGCCGGTGCTGAAGCCGAAGCAGTTCAAGGTGCTGTATGGCGGGCGCGGCTCGGCCAAGTCGCACACCGTGGCTCAGATCCTGGTGATGCTATCGATGCAGGCCAAGCACCGCATCCTGTGCGTGCGCGAGATCCAGAAGTCGATCGCTCAGTCCTCCAAGCGGGTCATTGAGGACTACATCAACCGGATGGGCCTGTCGGCCTACTTCAAGATCAATAAGCAGGGCGAGGACCAGATCACCTGCATCCTGACCGGCTCCACGTTCAGTTTCACGGGCCTGCAGGACCACACCGCTGACAGCATCAAGTCCTTCGAAGGCGCGACCATCGTGTGGGTGGAAGAGGCGGCCAACGTCTCGACCAACAGCTGGAACAAGCTGATCCCGACCATCGTGCGCACCACCGGCGCCGAGATATGGGTGACCTTCAACCCTGACCAGCAGGACGACTACGCCTACAAGCGCTGGGTGCTGGGCGATGACCCGGACGCCATCGTCATCCAGATCAACTGGCTGGATAACCCATGGTGGAACCCGGCGATGGAGACGGAGCGCCTGAAGACGCTGGCCGTGTCGCAGGACCTGCACGACCACATCTTCGGCGGTCAGCCCCGGGCCAAGGCCGGCATCCTGTTCAAGCGACACTGGTTCAAGCGCTTCAATCTGGGCGATGAGCCGAAGGGCCTGCGCAAGTACCTGGCCAGCGATTACGCGGGTGCGCCAGACCCGGACGATCCCGAGGCTGACCCAGACTGGACCGAACACGGCTGTGCTGGGCTCGACCACATCGGCGACATGTGGTTCGTGGACTGGTGGAGCGGGCAGGAAGACCCATCGGTGTGGATCGCGGCCCTGATGCAGATGGGCCGGCGCAACAAGCCAGTGATGGCCTTCGAGGAGATGGGCGTCATCCTGCGCACCACTGATGGTGCGATCCGCCGCGCGGCCAAGGCCACGCAGACGTTCGTGCACCGGGTGCCGCTGGCCAGTGCCGGCAGCAAGGCAGACCGAGCCCTGGGCTTCGCTGCCCGCGCTGCCACCGGGTCAGTGCACATCCCGAACACCGAGTGGGGCGACAGGCTGATCGACCAGCTGTGCGCCTTCACCGGCGAGGACGGCCGCCGCGACGACATGGTGGACGTGTGCAGTCTGTTCGGCCGAGGCATCGACCTGATGGCCGACGGCAGCCTCCCGCCCGAGGCAAAGCCGGCCCCGCCTGCGCCATTCACCGAGAAGTGGTTCAAGCAGCGCGACGCCGCAGACCGCGACGAGGACGAGAAGACCGCCCGCTACTACCGTTGATGCCTCTGGCAGCTCGGGCACCTTGGGGCCAGTTCGAACACCGGCCCGACCATGGCAGACCAACCCATCGCAGCACTCGAAACCGGGATCGCGGCCGCCGCTGACCCCGATCCGGCGCGCGCCAAGCAGCTGAGCCGAATGCAGGCCGACGTGAAGCGCTGGATGGCCCGCTTCGAGGAGGCGCGTGAGTTCGACAAGGACGCCCGGCAGCAGTACGTGAAGGACCGGCGGCAGGCGCGCGGCGATTCCGGCTTCCTGGTCGACGCCAACCTGATCGGCACCTACATCGACATCCAGGAGGCGTTCCTCTACGCCCGGAACCCGGATTTCGACGTGTCGCCCGGCCCTGCGCACCGCATGCCGACGCCCGAGCAGCTGCGGGACATCATCGAGTCCGACATGGTCGTGATGGGGAATATCCACCAGCAGGCCGAGCAGGACGCGATCGAGGTTGGCCGACAGATCGCTGTACAGATGACTGCGCAGGGTGTTTCGCCCGAGGAGGCATTGCTACAGGGCCAGCAGGCGCAGGACAGCTACCTGGCTACCGGTGCGGTGGAGAAGCTGGTCGCCGATGAGGTCCTGAAGCTGCGCAAGCAGTACGCCAAGCGCTCGCGTGAGATGAAGCAGTTCGCCGAGACGCTGGAGGCCGTCGGCACCCAGATGTGGAAGGACGCACATCTGAAGCGCCGTGGGCGCCCGTGGGTCCGCTCCTCACTGACCATTGGCCCTGGCGTGCTGAAGGCATCGTGGCAGCAGCGCACAGAGATCTCGCCCGAGACGCAGACCGCGATCAACGACCTGCGACAGAACATTGCCCGAGCCAAGGCGCTGCAGAAGGAGCTGGAGGACGGCACCGCCGGCTATGGCGCCCGCGCATGGGACACGGTCAAGGGCGTGTTCGGCAACAACGAGGAAGCCAAGATCGCCGATCTGGAGCGCCAGCTGGCGGCCATCCAGAACGGAGCCGAGCGGGTTGTCGCCCGCGGCTATGCGATCGACAACGTCGCCGGCGAGAACTTCCAGGTGGCGCCGGGCTTCACCATCGCCAACCACGTCGATGCGCCCTGGAACGCCGAGATCTCGTACCCGTCCTACGAGGACGCGCTGGCCGAGCATGGCCCGTACCTGGCTCAGTTCGACAAGGACGGCAACGCCGAGAATATCCTGCGCAAGGCCGTGCGCTACGCACCGCGCAAGCCCTGCATGGGCAAGAACGAGAGCGTCGGCTTGACCGGCAGCGCGGCCACGGCTGAGGAGGCCGATGCCTACACCACGAACACCGACGGCGGCGCCAATGGGTGCTACGTGCGCCGCATCGAGATCTGGGACGCGGAGAGCAACACCGTCCTGACCGCGATCACTGGCGTGCCGTTCTGGGTCAAGCCCGCCTTCAACCCGCCGGCCACGACCCGGTTCTACCCGTATTTCGTGATCTGCACGTCCGAGGTGGACGGCCAGCGCCATCCGCAGAGCCTGGTCAGCCGTTCGACCAAGCTCATGGACGAGTACAACCGCATCGGTTCGGCCGAAACCGAGCATCGACGCCGCATCAAGCCCAAGACGGCGTTCCACGCAGGCGCGATGGAGACGGAAGAGGCGACCAAGCTCGCCAAGGCTGACACCGGCGAGATGGTCCCCCTCAACGTGACCCAGCCGAACGCAGACCTGCGCACGCTGTTGGTCCCGATCACCTACCCGCCGATGGACCCGGCGGTTTACGACCGCACGCGCATCCTGGCCGAGCTGGAGCGCATCTGGGGCGTGCAGGAGGCGCTGACGGGCTCCATCAACACGGCCAAGACCGCCACCGAGGCGGACATCCAGCAGCAGGGGTTCCAGGCGCGCAGCAGCAGCCGGCGCGACAACATGGAATCGGTCCTGAGCGAGCTGGCCGAATACACCTGCCAGATCGCCCGCGTCTACCTGACCGACGAGGACGTGCGCTTCATCGCCGGTCCGACCGCATTCTGGCCGCCCTACATGGGGCCGGACGACCTCGCCGAGTTCGTGCGCATCGAGATCCGCGCCGGATCGTCGGGAAAGCCGAACACCGCGATGGAGCGCCAGTCGTGGGCCAACCTGCTGCCGCTGCTGCAGACCGGGATTACCCAGATCGGCCAGCTGCGCGGTGCGTCGCCCGACGCGATCGCCGACGCGCTGGAGCAGCTGATGCGCCTGACCGCCGAACGCAGCGGCGAGCGATTCGACATCGACCAGCTCATTCCCCAGAACGACGGCACGCAGCCGGCGCTGCCCGCACAGGGCGTGCCCGGCAGCGCGCCGCCTCCGCAGGGTGGGAACGCCGGCCGGCAGCCGCCCGTTCCGCCCGCACCTCCCGGTGGCGCACCTGGCGCCGATCCCCTCGCAGCAGCCTGATAGGAGCAAGAAATGACGCAGTTCCGGAAAAAGCCCGTAGTGATTGAGGCATGGCCTGCCCATGAGTTGATCCATGCGGCAAGTCGCGACTGGCGGGCTCTGCCAAAGGCGGTGGCTGACGCCTATGAGAAGGGTGGATGGGTGTTCCAGTTCGATGGGATCTGCATCCCGACCCTCGAAGGATCGATGCGTGCAGAGCGCAACGACATGGTGATTCGCGGCGTGCAGGGAGAGTTCTACCCGTGCAAGCCGGAGATCTTCGCTGAGACCTACGACCGCGTGGAGGCGTAACGATGCGCCACCACCCCCTGACGCTCGCCATCTGGCGGGTATTCGCAACCTGGAGCAAGTGATGAACGAGAAAGTCACCCCGCCGTCTCCCGCTGAATTCACCTTCGGCCTTGGCTTCGGCAGCGCACTGGATCACCTCAAGGAGGGCCGTCGCGTGGCCCGCGATGGCTGGAATGGCAAGGGCATGTTCGTCTATCTCGTGCCGCCGGCCAGCTATGCCGTGCAGACGGGCGCGGCAAAGGCGCACTTCGGCGAAGGCTCGATGGTCCCGTACAACGCCTACTTCGCCATCAAGAACGTCAACGACACCGTCAGCACCTGGGTTCCCAGCGTCAACGACTGCTTGGCCGAAGACTGGTATGTGCTGCAGGAGGAGGGCTGATCCATGCACGTCGACGCAGACACCCCGGCCGCTGCGCCGGACACCACCCCGACCGACCAGCCAGCCGACGTGATGGCGGCGCTGGACGCTGGCATCGCCGCTGCTGATGCTGAAACGGCGTCTGCCGCTGAGCCTGCGCCGGTCGAAACTCCTCCGGCCGATGCCGGCACTCCCCCGGCGGACGACCCGAACGCTGCTCCGCCCGCTGACGGCCAGCCACCGGCCCCGCAGCAGGAAGGCGCGCCGCCTGCCGATGGTCAACCGCCTGCTGCCGCTGAAGCGGAGCAGCAGCCCGATGCCGACACCGAGGCGGAGATCACTGCACTTGGCCTGAAGGAGAAGTCCGCCGAGCGGTTCCGTGGCATGGCCGCCGAGATCAAGCAGAGCCGGGCGACCGTCGATGCGCTGAAGGCCGCTGGCATCGAGGACGTGGCGTCGCTGCCGGATCTGGTGCAGCGCTCCAAGGTCGGCGAGGACATGGTCCAGATGGTCATGGAGACCGGCGCCAGTCCCGAGCAGTACGGCATGGCGCTCGACTACCTGGGCCTGATCGGCAAGGCGCAACAGGGCGACATGGTGGCAGCCGAGAAGGCTTACACCACCATGGCCGGCGAGCTGGCGGCACTAGCCAAGCTGCTCGGCAAAGAGGTGCCGGGCGTACACGACCCGCTGGCCAACCACCAGGACCTGCGCGCCGAGGTTGAGGCAGGCGATCTGCCCCGTGCCCGTGCTGTCGAAATTGCCGGCCAGCGCGACCGCGCCGCCTATACGGGCAGCGTCGAGCGCCAGCGCACCGAGAGCCAGCAGGCTGTTGAGCAGGCGCGGCAAGATGCTTTCGATGGCCTGCAGGCCTACGACGCCGAGATGAAGGCAACCGACCCGAGCTATTTGGCCAAGCGGGAAGTCCTGCAGGGTCACGTCAAAGCGATCATGGCCACCTACCCGCCGAGGGAGTGGGAGCGACGCACAGCCATTGCCTACGCAAGCATCAAGCTGCCAGAACAGCCAATGACTCCTGCAGCACCCGCGGCTCCAGCCCAGCCGCGCCCCGGCCCGATGCGGCCGAGTGGCCCACGCCCAGCGATGGATCCGACCACCTTCGCCAGCCCGATGGACGCGCTGGAGTACGGTATCCAGCAAGCGAACAACGGCTGAGCTGAGCCGCCCGCGACCAATACAAGACCCCGCTCCGGCGGGGTTTCTCGTGTCCGTTGACGCATCCCGCAACACGGGCAATCTGGCCCTGCGGCTGACAACCGCGCCACGCATGCAGTACGCCGGAGTCGCGCCCGGTAGGGCAGTAGGAGGCCTCGCCCCCCTCGAACGTGGATGGAAAGCGACAACCCATTCCCCTTCGAGGACATCATCATGGCCTGGACCACTGCCCAGCTCGTGCAGGGCGCCAACTACACCTTGGAGAGCTACTCCACCAAGGATCCCGTCGACCAGATCAACGTCGCGCACCGCACGCTCGACCTGTTCGTCACCAACAAGCAGGTTTCGTTCTTCGGCAACGGCATCTTCAACGAGAAGCTGTTCATCTCGAACGACAGCAACTACCAGAACTACGAAGGCGCCGACCAGGTCACGTACAACGAGCGTGACCCGAACCGCTTCGCCAAGTTCCAGTACTACTCGAACCACGAGGGCTTCTGGTTCGATGAAGATCGCCTGATCCGCAACGGCATCCTGATCGATGATTCCGGCGTCGCGGTGCCGAGCTCGCAGGAGAAGGAGCAGCTGGTCAACCTGCTGCAGTCGAGCTGGACCGCAATGAAGAATGGCCTGCAGGAAGGCCTGGCGCTGGAAACCCTGCAGAACGGTTCGCAGTCGGCCAAGGCCGTCCCGGGCCTGGACCACATCGTCTCGACCACCCCGGGCACCGGCGACATCGTCGGTGGCATCAACGCCAGCACCAGCACCTACTGGCGCAACAACGCCAGCATGGCCATCGCCTCGGGCGGCGTCGTGGCGGCGCTGGATGCGATGTATGACGCCTGCGTGCGCTACGGCGGCGCGATCCCGACCGACATCCGCTGCGGCCAGGCGTTCCTCAACGCCTACAAGGCCGAGGCGAAGATCGAGATCAACCGGCAGATCATCGTCGGCGCCAACGGTGGCACCGGCCTGGACGCCTCGGTCACTGCGGTGTTCTACCGCGGCATCGAGCTGATCTGGGATCCGACCTTCGAGCTGCTGGACGCCAAGCTCGGCGCGATCACCTACCCGTGGACCAAGCGCTGCTACCTGCTCAACCGCAACTTCATCACCTTCCGCCCGGTGAAGGGCAACTGGATGAAGAAGCGCAAGCCGGAAAAGCTGCCGGACCGCTACGTCACGTACTACGCGCAGACCAACAAGTACGGCCTGACCACCGGCAAGCGCAACGTGCACGCCGTGCTGTCCATCGCCTGATCGGGCCTGGCCTGATCCGAGTGCCCCGGCTTCGGCCGGGCGCTCATGGGAAACCCAATCGGCTACAGGAGCCATCCCCATGAAGTCCACCCCGATCACCGATACCGCCTTCAAGACTGGCAACAGCCCGTTCCTGCGCGGCGGCAGCGCGACCTTCTCCAATCTGTCCGGCACCGCGGCGACCCTGCAGGGTTCCGACACCCAGACCGGCACCTACACGACCCTCGCGACCCTGGCCGCCAACAGCCAGACCGAGGTCCAGAACCTGCCGCAGTGGATCAAGCTCTCCGCCGCCGGCACCGTCTACGCCCTGGCGGGCTGAAAGGAGCCGCACATGAGCAAGTCCACCGTCATCGTTCCCGTCGTGCTGCTGACCATCCAGCGTAGTACCGAGGTCACCATCACCGAGTCCGTGTTCAAGCACGAGGTTCCGATCCTCGAACTGATCCACGGCGAGGAGAACGTGAAGGTCATCAACGATGACTACCACGCGATCGAACTGCCGGACAACGCCACGCAGGAACACCAGCGCCTGCTGACTAAGTACGGCGACAAGTACCGCCCGGTGATCGACCAGGTGTTCCGCGGCGGCCCGCGGGACATCGCCAAGGAAGTCGGCATGGAGCTGGGCAAGGACAGCTTCAAGAAGCAGTCCGAGGCCGTGATCATCAGCCGTTTGCCGGAACGCCCCGGTCAGAAGGCCGAGGCCGGCGCCGGTACTGGCGGCGATGCCGAGATGACCGCAGCCGAGCTGAAGGCCGAGCTGACCAAGCGCAAGGTCGAGTTCAAGGGCAACGCCTCGCGCGAAACCCTGCAGCAGCTGCTGGACGACGCCAAGAAGGCCGAGGCCGGCGCCGGCACCCTGGGCGGCTGATCGCCAGCACCACGCTGTAACCCGACGGGCTGGGGAAACCCGGCCCGTCTCCACAAGAGGGCTCCCATGAGCATCACCGACGGCATCCAGTGCGCCTGCTCCAGTACCGATGGCAATGCCACGCTGGCAACGCTGCGCAAGCGGCTGATGATCCGGCTGGGCTTCGCTGCACAGGCGAACAACCCGCCGCCGGGCATGAAAGAGCTGCTCAACGAGTTCCTGCAGAGCGCGCAGGTGGCGCTGTTCCGCCGCCCCACCGGTGAGTTCCGCAACGAGCGCTGGTTCTCCTGGCCTCTGGTGGCCGGCCAGCGCCTGTACGACTACCCGGACAACGACGAGAAGAACGCGCCGCAGTCGTGCCCGGCGACGCTGGATCCGCGCAAGGTGACGTGGGTAGGCCGAGAGCGTGATGGCGTCTGGTCTGAGATGCATCAGGGCATCAACCCGCGCAGCTACACCACCAACGAGCTGACGGGCCTCCCGCAGCGCTACGAGTTCCGCAACTGCATCGAGATCTATCCGGCACCCGACGAGACGCTGGGCAATCTGGTCGTCAAGGGCTACTTCGGGCTCAATCGCTTCACCAATGATGACGACAAGTCCACGATCGACAGCGAGATCGTGTTCCTTCTGGCCTTGGCCAATGCCAAGCAGCATTATCGCCAACCGGATGCACAGGCCTACATCCAGCAGTTGGAGGTGATGATCGCCAACCTGGTGGCCGGCACGCATGCGACGGCTCGGTATATCCCGGGCCCACCTGTGGGTGAGGGCGTCTATGTGCCGCCGCGGCCCGAGGTGCCGTTCCCGTGACCGGCCGCATCGTCACCCTCAACGCCTCCAAGGGCGGCATCAACCGGCTCAGGACGAAGGGCGGGGCAGATCCCAACACGCTCTACGACCTGGTGAACGGGTATGTGGACCAGGACGGCGTGCCGCGGTCCCGGCCTGGCACCAAGAACAAGAACACGCTGCCGACCGGCGCCACCAAGGGCCTGTGCGCCTACGACGGCAAGCTGATCGTCTTCAGCCATCAGCCGCAGACCATCGCTGCCAGCACGCCAGTGGTCGAGTGCGAGGTGCTGAAACACCCGAACACGCCGGACCTGCCGATCAAGGAAATCCACTTCGCCGGCCCGTTCCTCGGCTACCTGTATGTGGTGCCCGAGTTCGTCAATGGCGACGTCTTCCACTACTGGCTGCAGCGCGGCACAACGTGGGAGCCCGGCAAGATCTATCTGCCAGGATCATTGGTGACGCCCACATCGCCAAACGGCATCGCCTACCAGCTCGACAGTGGCACCGAGCAGTTCCAGGTGTGGGTGCGCAACGTGGCGCGCGCTCTTGGCGACAAGGTCGTGCCGACGACCGACAACGGCTACTACTACACGGTCACCGATGCATTCGGCCCGGCGCCGCGCTCGGGTGCCACTGAGCCGTCGTGGCCCACCTCGCCCGGGGCGACGGTGTTCGAAGACAGCGACGTGGCCAACCCGACCCCCATCGCTGGCGAGCAGTCTGGGAACCAGCTGCCGCCTGACGTGACTGATCGCTATGGGAGCAGCGGCGGGAACAGCCCGTGGCGCAACTTGAACAACCAGGAGGCCCAGTAATGGCCGCTCCTGTTTGGCAGCCCGGAACCCTGTACCTGCCGGGTGATCTGGTTCAGCCGATCACCCAGCCGGCGCCGAACAACCCGCAGGTTGCCAATGGCGACTTCTCCGCCGGCAACACGGGCTGGACCTTCAGCGGTGATGGCGCCTATAGCCCGTCAGGCGGCTACGGTGGCGGCGGTCCTTCCATGATCCTGCCCGGCAATAAGCCGGACGGCCTGGGCATCAACAACACGATGCTGGTCGTCCCGGTTGGCGGCCAGCTGATTGCAACCTCGATGATCAACCAAGGCGCCTCGTCCGCTGGCAAGACTGCCGGCTGGACCGAGGTGCGCTGGTATGACTCGCTGAACACGCTGTTGCAGACCGACAAGGGCAACGTCGTGGACAGCGGTTCGGGCGGTGCGTGGCACCAGTCGAAGGTGACCAGCACTGCGCCGGCCTCGGCTGCCTACGCCAAGGCTGCGATTCACCTCACTTCGGTGGCCGATCACAACAGCCCGATCTGGGGCGACAACCTCGCCGTGAGCGGTGCGACCGCTGGGCTGCCGGAAGGCCTGGTCTACAAGGCCGTCCAGACCGAATCAGGCACGTCGGGCAGCAGTGAGCCGGCATGGCCGGGCATCCTGGGCCAGCAGGTGATCGACAACGAGGTGATCTGGGAGGCGGTCACGACAAGCCGCGTTACCTGGACGGCCTCGCCGCGGTATGTGAGCGGCGCTGTTGAGCCGGTGTGGCCGACCGACATTGGCGCCATGGTGAAGGACGGGACAATCAACTGGCGCGCCGTCTCGCGCCGGGTGACCGACGAGAAGTGCCCGCAGTCCAAGGTCGTGGCCATCGTCGCGAGCAAGGTGTTCGCCGCAGACAAGGACATCGTGCGGTTCAGCGCCACGGCCAACCCGCTCGACTGGTCGACAGCGGATGATGCCGGCTACCTGGCTACAGGACTGCAGCAAGCGAACGCGAACAACATGGCGGTGCTGCAGCAGTACCGCGCCAACCTGGTCGCGCTGAACGCCAGCAGCTTCCAGAACTGGCAGGTGGACCCGGATCCGGCCTCCATGGCGATCCTCGACCAGATGGACGGTATCGGTTCGATCTGGCAGAAGGCCGCCGCGCCAGTTGCCAACGACCTGATCTACCTGTCCCAGCAGGGCGTGCGCTCGGTAGGCATCGCCAATGCTGCCGAGAACCTTGCCGCCGGCGATATCGGCGCGCCGATCGACGTTCTTGTCCAGCAGGCCATGCTGTACGCGGACCGCAACAACACGCCGCCGCTGGCCACCTACTACCCGGGCGCTGGGCAGTACCTGCTGGCGTTCCCGAACTACCCGCCGCCGGTGCTGGGCGTCTACGGATCGCTGCCCAAGGCCGCATGTGGTGACACGGTCAACTACAGCTATGTGATCGCCGGTGGCCTGCCGCCCTACAGCGTGGAGATCTCCGCCGGCGCGCTGCCCGATGGCCTGGCCATGGACGCCAGTGGCCACGTCACCGGAGAGATGGCGCGCGGTGGCGATGCCGAGTGGACGGTTCGTGCCACGGACTCGCTCGGCGACGTGGCGGAGAAGGTGGAGACCCGCACCGGCGCGGATGGCTTCTTCAAGTACCTGACCACGCGCCTGTATCCGGTGGAGATCCCGGCCGATTCGATCTCCCTGGCCTCGGTGGTGGAAGCGGCCACGTTCCGTGATGTCTACCACGAGTACACCGTACCGGCCGATTCCTTCGCGCTGTCGTCGGTGGCTACGGCCGGCACGCTGCGCCCGATCCTGCAGAACTACGCCTTGGACGACAGGGTTTCGCTGGCCTCCGCCGTTGAAGCCGGAACGCTGCGAAATATCCTCCGAAGCTATGTGATTCCGGCCGAATCCATGAGCCTTTCCAGCGGGGTGGTGGCCGGCACGCTGCTCCAGAAGCTGATCGTTTCCAACATGGCGCCCGAGGGCATCGGGCTGTCTTCCAGTGTCGTAGGAGGCACGCTCACATGAGCAGCAACACTCTCAACGCCAGCAGCGGTTTCGCCGGTTGGTTCAAGATCGAAGCGTTCCGCACGGACGAAGACGGCCAGGAGATCCCCGGCAGCCGCCGCATCGCCGCTGACTGGTTCCCGAACCTGATCACCAACGCCGGCCTGGACCTGCTCGGGACCACCGACGACACCTACGTCTATACCTTCTGCCGCGTTGGATCGGGGAACACCGCCCCAGCTGTAACCGACACGGTGCTGGTGTCCCAGGTGGCATCGAGCTCGACGCAGCAGGCCATCAACAATGGCGTCGATCGCTCTGGAGCGTTCTATGCCTGGGTGCGGCGCACGACCCGATTCACCACCGGTACCGCTGCCGGCACCTTGGCCGAGGTCGGGGTGTCCCCGACGACCAGCGGTCCGCTCTTCAGCCGTGCCCTGATTCTCGATTCAGGCGGCAATCCGACCACGATCACCGTGCTGTCGGACGAGACGCTGGATGTCACCTACGAGCTTCGTCTGTATCCGACGCTAACGGATGCGACAGGCACTGTGGACATCGCCGGCACCACCTACAACTGGACCGCTCGCGCCCTCATTCCGGTGAGCTACGATCTGTATTGGTATCTCTACGTTGGCAAGGGCATCGGCCCGCGGCGCACTGCAGGTAACCCAGATACGGGGCCAGCTGTCGCCGCAGCCTTACCAGCGCAGAACAGCGCCGTCGCGACTCCTCTCGGGTCTGGCATCATCACAGCGCTTGCCTACACGGCTGGCAGCTATCAGCGCTCGTTCCGATTCGACTGCGACCTCAATGATGCCAACGTTGCTGGCGGCATTGGGTGCTTCTTCGCGTCGTCGGGGAATACCGGTGATCGCGCTTTCGGCGTCTGGGCATGGGGCCTCTCCCCGAAGCTGCCCAAGACCGCCTCGTTCAAGGCGACGTTCACCATCCGCATGAGCTGGGGCCGCTACACGCCATGATTCCGACCGGCGGCCTCTCCAGCACCCCGCAGCCGTCCCCGTTCTCCGAGCGGGTGAACTCGACGCTGCAGCCGCTCATCGACTACGAGATGGGCGGCCGTGCGATCAACGACACCTCCGCTGGCCTGCAGTACCAGCTGTGGCGCGTGCGTGTGGACGAGGACGTGGTCTATCTGGGGCCGGATGGCGGCAACGAGCAACCTGCGTTCATCCGGCCGGGCATCACCGAGGTTGCGCTGGCGTTCGACCAGAACATGCAGCCGGTCATTGCCTTCACGCAAGGCGGCCAGGCCTGGCTCTGGTGGTTCGACGGCACGGTGCCGGGCATGGTGTTCACCAGCATCCTCGGGGCGGTCAACCCGCGCGTGACGTTGGACGACAAGCGCCGCGGTCAGACCTCCAGCTCCGATGTGATCCTGGCCTACCTGCGCGCGGGCTCGCTGTACTACCGGCAGCAGCGCGACCGCTACCTGACCGAATACCTACTGACCGCCAATCCACCCTGCGGCGGCCTGGCCACGCTGTGCATGTCCACCGGCGGCCGGCTGCAGTTCGGCTTCGGAGGTGCGTGATGGAGTCGACCGTCTTCGTCTACACGATGCGCTCGGGCAAGCAGGGCGCGTGGAGCCGTTACCTGTTCCCGTTTTCCGTGGATGCCTTCGCGCAGCTGGGGAATGATCTCTACATCCGGCATGGGGACGAAATCAGTGCGGTCAGCGACTTTGCCCTGGGCGACGACGTTGGCGGCCAGACGATCCCCTTCGGCGGCACGGTCTGGTGGCCGTGGTTGGACTTCGGGACGCCGGGCGTCACCAAGATGATGGAGGGTTTCGACATCGTGAGCCAGGGCATGCCCAGCGTCAGCATCGGCTACGACCAGCGGAACTCGGCTGCGTTCACCGACCCTTACACCGTCGACCCCGACACGCTGCCCGGCGGCGTCATCCCGTTCCCGCTGTCGGCTCCGACCTTCAGTCTGCGCGTGGACTTCGCGCCGGGCAAGAAATGGGCGCTGACGCAGGCGTCGCTGAGCTTCTTCGACCTGGCAAACGGCCCATGACTGTCACCGCCTCCAGCGAAGTCCTGATCGAGGATCTGGCCTATTTGGCGCGCAACATGCGCCCGGACGAGATCGCTCAGGATCTGGCCATGACGGGAGCGACCGAGTACGACCCGCAGCAGGCGATCCTGAAGATGGCAGCCGTGCCCGGGCCGAAGTTCGTCCTGCTGGCCGACGGCGTGCCGGTGGTGGCCGGCGGCTTCTGGCAGGTCCGACCGGGTGTCTGGGAGGGCTGGCAGCTGGGCACGATGACTGGCTGGGAGAAGCACTGGTACGCCATCACCCGGTGGACGCGCAAGCTCAACGACCGGATGCTCGCCGAGCCGAATGTTCACCGCCTGCAGCTGTACGGCCTGGCCGGCCGCGACAAGACGTTCGAGTGGTACGAGCGTTCGCTGGGCTATCGCCGTGAAGCCACCCTGAGCCGCTACTGCGCCAACGGCGCTGATGCGGTCCTGTTCGCACGTACCAAGGAGGCTGCCTAATGGCCGGCGGCGGCAATATCGGCAAGGGCAACTGGGCAGACCCGACGGGCCTGATCCAGAAGTCCGGTGCCAGCAAGTTCCTCGACCCGCTGGGCCTGACCAAGACGGCCAAGCAGGGCGAGTCGGCTGCGGACGTGGCCGCGCGCATGGAGATGGAGCGCCAGGAGCGGATCCGCGAGGCTCAGGGCCGCATCAACCAGGTGTTCGACAATCCGCGGCGTGCACGGGATATCGCCGACTTCGTATCGGCCACGCGTGCCAAGTACATGGACGATCTGAACCGGCAAAACACCGATGCGGCGCGCGAGCTGAAGTTCTCGCTGGCGCGCGGTGGCCTGTCCGGCGGCAGTGTCAACGTCGACCAGAACCGCAGGCTCACCGACGAGTTCAACCGGGGACTGATCAACGTCGAGGGCAGGGCGCAGGGCGCCGGTGCACAGCTCGAAGCTGCCGATCAGGACTCGCGCGCGCGCCTCATCCAGCTGGCGACCTCGGGTCTCGATGCGACCACGGCGGCATCGCAGGCGGCGGCCGGGCTGCGTTCCAACTTCGAGAACGCGCGGTCGCAGGCGTTCGGCGAGCAGCTGGGCGACCAGTTCGCGACCATCGGCGGATTCGTGAAGAACCGCCGTGAGGAAGCGGCACGGCGCCAAGCGAATCGGGACGCTAACTTCAATCTCTACGGCGGCGGTGCCGCATACGGCGGGTAACTCATGGGCCAGTTCATTCCCATCGCGATCGCTCTGGCCGGCACGGCGGCGCAGCAGGCCGAGACGCAGCGTGTTGAGCGGAAGCAGGACCAGGAGACAGCTCAGGGCCTGCTTAGCCAGTCCCGTCGGCAGCAGGAAGCCGATCGACGCGTCAACGACGAAATCGCGCAGCTGGAGACCAGCACGGCCGACGCCGCACGCAATGATCGGTTGGGGCAGTACATGCAGCAGCTGCAGCGCGGCCGCAAGCAGGCTGTGGCTGGGCTGGAAGGGCCAATCGGTGGTGCAACGTTCCAGGCCGATGCTGGCGCCGCACGCGCTGGTGCCGACAACGCGGCCGCGACCACCGCTGGCCTGATGTCCAGGATCGACGCTCCGCAGCTGCAGCGACAGCAGGAGGCGTTCGGGTACGGCAAGCTGGCAACGGATCTGGACATGGAGGCGCGCGCGAGCCGCGGGCAACAGTTCATCGATCAGCTGCGCCTGCGGCAGATCCGTCGCCGTCCGGAGGTTGACCTGCTGGCCGGCCTGGCAACGGCTGCGGGCGGCTCAATGGCCGGCGGTGGTGCTGCCAATGCCGCCTCTGGCCCTCGCATGGGCGCCAACTTCTACGGGTCTTATGACCCGCTCACCACGGGGTACGCCTGATGGCCAATCCATACCAGGCCGGGCAGGCCCTTGGCGCCGCGCTGTTCGGCAACACCCGCGACACCTACACCGACCAGCTTGGCCGGAACTACAAGGTCGACGATGCGCTGCAGCAGGCGCGACAGGCGCGCTCCAAGGCTGTGCTGGCCAACCAGATCAACGAGCAGAGGGCGTTGGTGAATCCTGAGCTCGTGAGCGGAGTGCTGGGCGGCGACGACACCGCCCGCGCAACGCTTGGCAGCATCGCTCTGCTGGCCAACGACCGATTCGACGCCGGGCAGCTGAACGACGTGCTCGGTGCCGCTGCGCGCAGCTCCGCCCGTGATGCCGCATTGGGCGGCAACTGGGAAGGAGCAAACGCCAACCTCATGGCCGTAGCCAACGGGCCGCAGGAGCTGGGAGCGGTGCAGGGCCAGAACCTGCTGCAGAATCGGTTCAAGGAAGGCGGCGGCGGTATCTCGACCACCGAGCAGGGCCGGGCCGGCATTGCCGCCGACGCGGCGCGCGCGGCTGCCTCCTATGCCAGCGCGAACAGTTCCAACGCCAGTGCGGCGCGTACCCGGCAGGCGGCCGGGATCGACGCGGCGAAGTTCGGGATGGAGCGGAGCGGCCAGTGGAACCCTGGCGGCAAGTCTGCCGGGGGTACGCTCGGCGACGGCGGCAAGCCGTTGCCGGTCGGTGCGCTGAAGGACCTGCTGGCCGTGGAAGACGCCTTGGGTGGTACGGCCGTCCTGAACGACATCATCCAGAAGAATGCTGCGCGCCTGGCTGATGGCACGCTGAAGATCAGCCCGCAGAGCGCCGCTCTTGCATGGGGACGCACTGGATTGGGTATGGCCACCGAAGGAGACGTGGCCCTCAACGAGTGGAAGTCGGATCTGACGAAGATCGTCAACGAGTCGCTGCGCCTGAACAAGGGCGTCCAGACTGAGGGTGACGCACAGCGTGCTGCAAATGAATTGATGTCGGCAAACGACCCGCGCACAGCAGCCGCGGCGCTCGCACGTCTGGCGAAGTTCAACCGTCAGGCGGTTGAACTGCATACGCGCAAGCAGGACATCATCAACGCGAACTATGGACGCAGCGGTACGCCTGGCATTACGCCGCGCGACTTCGGAGGGACGCTGGGTGATCCGCCCTCAGCTCGCGGTCCTGGCCTGCCTGCAGCAGGCGCCGCAGGTGCACAGCGCGCTCGCAATCCCCGTACCGGCCAGGTGCTGGTCCTCATCAATGGCCAGTGGGTGCCCGAATAATGGCGACTCCTCCGCTCCCGCCCGGTTTCGTTCTCGAACCAGCTGCCGCCCCCGCTGCAGCGCCTCGCGCTGTGCCGCCGCCCCCGCCCGGTTTCGAACTGGAGGACATCCCGACCCTCGGGACCGTCCAAGCGCTGCCGCCCGACTTCTCTGGGGTCACGAGCAGCGTGGACAGCACTGCAGATGGCCGGCAGACCGACGGCTGGAAGGCGGGCATCCCGCGCGACCTGGCCTTCGGCGCGCGCTCGGTGCTGCAGGGCATCGGCAGCCTGCTCGGTGCGGTCGGCGGGGATGCCCTCGGCGCGCTGGAAACGAAGATCACCGGACGGCCTGTGGCCAGCTTCCGCGACAACGCCGCGGCGCTGGGCGACACGTTGGGCCTGCCCAAGGCGCAGACCAGCGGCGACCGCGTACTCGGTGACATTGGCGAGGCACTGACCGGTACCGGCCTGACGTTGGGCGGCGGCGCGGCGCTCACCGCTGGTCGCCCGGTTGCCTCACTCGCGCCCACGTTGGGTGAGAGGGCGGGGACGTTCCTCACTGCGCAGCCTGCCTTGCAGGTCGCCAGCACGCTCGGTGGCTCTGCAGCTGCCAGCGGAACGCGTGAGGCCGGTGGCGGGCCGGTCGCGCAGGCTATCGCGGGCATCGCCGGGGGCCTCGCGCCAGGCGTAGTCCCGAGGCTGCCCACATCTGGCGTGGTTCCGGCAGTTGCCGCCAATGCCACGCGGCGAGCGCTGCGTGGTGGCGATGCTGCGGCGGTGAAGCAGACGCTGGGTGACTTCGCAGAAGCGGGGGTGCAGCCGAGCATGGGGCAGGCCACAGGCAATCGTGTGCTGCAGGCTGCTGAAACGTTCCTGGGAAGCGTGCCGGGCTCCGCTGGCGTGATCGATCGATTCGCACAGCGACAGGCTGGACAGTTTGGCAACCGGATCGATGAGATTGCCTCCTCGCTGGCACCGGGTGGCCAGGCTGTCGACCCAGAAATGGCTGGCCTCGCCATCAGGCAGGGAATTGCGGGGCCGGGCGGCTTCAAGGAGATGTCGCGCGCAGAGAGCAATGCCCTCTACAAGGCGCTGGACGAGCTGATCCCGCAGGACTCGCGCGTGGACATTTCCAACGTGCAGGCGGCGCTGCGGGAACTGAATCAGGCGATCCCCGGGGCCCCGTCCACCTCGCGGCTCTTCCAGAACGCGCGCCTTGGCAGCATCGAGGGCGGCCTGATCGATGACACGCAAGGCGTGCAGGCGTTGCTGACTCAGCCCGGCATGCAGGAGCAGGCGGACGCCTACCGAGCCTACCTGCAGGCACAGGCGCGCTCGATCGAGATGGAGAACGCACGGCGCAAGTCGCTCGGCATGACCGTGATGGAGCCGGTGCCAACCGCAGAGCAGATCGACCAAAACGTCATGGCCACCCTCGGCAACATGACCGACAACCGGCTGCCGTATGAAGCCCTGCAGAAGCTGCGGTCGCTGGTCGGACGCGAGATCGACAATGCCAACTTCGGCAGCGACGTGCCACGCAGCATGTGGCGGCCGGTGTACGCCGCCCTGAGCCGCGACATGGAGGAGGCCGTCAAGGCTACCGGCAACCCGAAGGCTGCCGAGGCGCTGACGAACGCAAATCAGTACCACTCCCGCTACGTGGACCAGCTGGAGAACATCGATTCCATCATCGGTGGCAAGAACGGCGAAGAGGCGTACCTGGCGGCGGTTCGAGGTGCCAAGGATGGGCCGAGCCGCATCCGGTCGATCATGCAGGCGTTGCCCGAGGAGCAGAAAAAGATCGTCAGCTCAGCCTTCATCCGTCGGATGGGCCGTGCTGTGGAAGGGCAGCAGGATGCCGACGGCAATGTTTTCTCGATGAATACGTTCCTGACCAACTGGAACAAGACCAATGCTCAGGCCAGAAAGGAGCTTTTTGGCAGCTATGGGCCTGAGTTCGAACGCAACATGCAGACCATCGCTAAGGCCACGTCCCGCATCAGGGAGGGGTCGAAGGTGTTCGCCAATCCATCGGGAACCGGTGGGCGATATGCGCTGATCGGGCAGGTCGCTACCACCGGTAGCACTGCAGGCACTCTGGCGGCCACCGGCAATCCAGCACTGGCTTTCATGACCGTGGTCGGCTCATTGGGGAGTTCCATCGCCGCAAATGGTGCTGCAAGAATCATGACCAGCCCACGGTACGTGAACTGGCTTGCGCGGACTGCTGAAAAGCCAACTGGAGAACTGAACGCTCAACTGCAGGTGCTCAAAGGAATCGCGGAACGATCAGGCGATGCCGAGGTTAGTCAGCTTGCTGACGAAGTCCAGATGCAGGTCAACGAATAACCGCAACGACCACGTAAACCAGGCATCCGACGGACAACAGGCCCAAGGCAAACACACCAACGATCGGCCAGAAGGGGCTGGCACTTACCTTTTCCAGCTCCGCCTCGCTCTTCTCGTGCTGGATTTCGGCCCAGGTCTTCGGGGTGCCGTAGCTGGTTTTCTTCCAGTCGTTCATAGTGATTCCTGATTGGCTTTCACAACAGCCCAGAGCCTGCGGATTTCGGACCGGATCCTGGAGAGGCATTCGCCCTTAACATCAATCAGCTCATTCTGCAAGACCTCCATCTCTTCCAGGATCTCACCAGCCGACTGGATTTTGGCGTTCAGCTTGGTGCGGTCGGGGAAGAAGGAAAATCGCAGCTCGGCCCTGGCCTCGGCCGTCACGCGGTGGCAAATAGCCACATGGTTTGCGACCTCCACCAGCCGACTATCTGCGGCAAGCGCCACAGAAAAGGGATCTTCCCCTTCTTCCAGCATCTTTCTGGTCGAAGTCAGGTAGTTCCTTAGCTCTGAAAGGGAGGCGCTCATGGGTGGATGGTAGCACCGGCCGCGGGGGCGGCCGGTGGAAATCAAAGGGCGCCGCCGAGGTTAAATGTAGGGCGGAGAGCCTTTTCAACTGCGGAATATGCTCGCGCGGCCTTAAACGCCTCTTCGGCGAGCGAGCCGTAGTCGAAACTGCCATCTCGCTGAGCGAGCGCCTTGGCAACGGCCGATTTGAAGATATCTTCAGCCATTGAAATCTGTGCGGTAGTCAGCCGTTCCTGCTTATCAGCCACATCCTTCTCCTTGGTAGCCCCGGCCAATCCAGAGCCCAGCGCGAAGCGTATCACCCTCCGTTGAAGCCGCCCGGCGCGGCGGTAGGGTGGGGGTATGAGCAGATGGAGCCCCACCATTGAGCGGCTGAAGATCGCCATGTCCGATGCCCCTGAGGTGGAGCGGCTTGCGACGTCTACCGCTTTGGAACTACGAATTTCCCGTTGGCAGCGCCGCGTAGCGCGGCTGCGCGCACCGCATCGAATCCTTCTTCGGCGAATGGCAGGAATTCTTGCCCGATTTGCGCCAGGGCGAGGTTCGAAGCGAGCTGGTCTCGGGTCATCTGTAGGTTAACGCGAAGACTCTCGGCCAGAGCGGCTCCCCGGGCACTACTGCTTATGGTCGTTTGCAGCGCTTTTTCTGCTGCGACGCCTCGTCCGATGAGGTAGGCAATGCCCTGCTTAGCGTCGACTTCCATGCTCGTCTCCGGTAGTGGTTGGGTTGGTTGGCACCACCAATCCTACCGGCAGGCGGGCTCCATCCGTTGAAGCCCCCGCCAGCCCCGGCAGCATGACCCCATCACACACGGGGGAGCGGGCATGAGCGCCCTGGCATATGCGGTACAGCTGGTGAAGAAGTGGGAGGGGTGCCGTTTGGAGGCCTACCCCGACCCCGCAACCGGCGGAGCGCCATGGACCATCGGCTACGGCGCGACCGGCCCTGGCATCGAAAAGGGCGTCCGTTGGAGCCAGAAACAGGCCGACGACCGGCTGGCCGTCGATCTGGACCGATTCGCCAAGGGCGTGCGGTCAGCGCTGCGACGGCCGGCAACCGATCGGCAACTCGGGGCGATGGTCAGCCTGGCCTACAACATCGGCGTCTCTGCATTCCGCAGCTCGACCCTGCTGAAGCTGTTCAACGCCGGCGAGGTAGCGGGGGCTGCAGCTCAGTTTCCGCGCTGGAACAGGGCAAACGGCAGGGTCATGCAGGGCTTGTCCAGCCGCCGCGCCGATGAGCGCCGCGTGTTCGAAGGTCAGGGCGGGAGCGCATGAGCATGGAAGCCCAGCCGAGCCAGGACGGCCGCACCCGCATTTCACTCGGCCCGGTCGAGAAATGGATCGTCGGGGCCTTCGCCAGCTTCATGATCGCCGGCGGCTACTGGCTGATCAGCTCCATGCAGGCCGTGCTGACCCAGCAGCAGGTCACGAACCAGCAGATGGCCACCGTGCAGCAGCAGCTGCAGACCTTCAACACGCAGCTGGCCGACGTGCCGGCGCTGAAGTTGGAACTGGCAAAGCAGGCCGTACAGGTCGAGCAGAACAAACAGGACATCAAGGAGCTGAAGCAGCTCAGGGGGCTGAAGTGAAGGACCGATTCAACTGGCAGGGCGTCGCTGGCCGTGCCAGCACCTGGCTGGCCACCCTCGCTGCCGCCGCAGCCGCTGCACTTGGCGCCTACGCGCTGATGCCGGAGCGGGCGCAGAACCTGTTCCCCGAGTGGGGCCTGATCGTGCTGGGAGGCTTGGCTGTCGGCGGCGCCTTCCTGGTCCCGGTCGCCACCAGCTTCAAACAGAAACCCAAGCGCCCGAAGGAGGGCCTGTGAACGACAAGACCATCGAGCAGGAAATCCTGGCCAAGGGCCTGACCGCACCGCGCGTGACGCCGGACGCCATCGAGGCGGAGATCACCCACTGCTACTACATCAACGCAGGCGAAGCGCACCGTGCCAATTGGCCAGATCCCAGCGCCAAGGACGAAGAACACCCGTCGATCAACCTTCTGACCTTCTGTGTGTTGGTCCTGCGCAACGGCTTCACTGTCACCGGCGAATCGGCCTGCGCCAGCCCGGAGAACTTCGACGCCGAGATCGGCCGCAAGATCGCGCGCCAGAACGCCGTCCAGAAGATCTGGCCGCTGCTGGGCTTCCGCCTGCGCGACCAGCTGAGCAACGGCCGTGCTGATCCCTGACCCGTTTCGGCCCTACGTGGGCCTGATCCGCAGGGGGCTATGGGTCGCCGCTGTGGGCGCGGTCCTGCTGATGGGCGCCCGGCTGGGGTCGGACTACCGAGCGAAGAAGGACCAGGCCCTGATCGCCGCCGCTGAGAAGCAGCGCGACCAGGCCCAGGCCACCGCAGACGAGAACCTGCGCGCGGCCAACGCCGCCGGCGAGCTCCTGCAGGAGGTCAACCGGCAGACCCAGGCATCGATCGACGCCGCCGAGCTGGCGCGTAAGGCATCCGCTGCTGCAGCGACCCGGGCCGAAGCGGTAGCAGCCGAGGGCCAGCGCCGGGCCAGTGCGGCCGAAAAGGCGCTGCAGGCCGCCAAGACCACACCGGCATGCCGGTCCCAACTGGAGATGGAGCTGTGCAGCTCAATTCCTTTGCTCTGATCGCCACCCTGCTGCTGGCCGGCTGCGCGCACCAAGCCGAGCGGCCGAAGCTGCCCGAGAAGGTCCATGTGACCGTGGAGAAGCTGGTGCCGGTCGATGACCGGCTGACGCAGCCGTGCCCAGCTACACGGGCGACCTCGCGCACGGTCGAGGCGGTGGTCAGCGCCTACAACGCCAACCTGCTCGCCCTGCAGGACTGCAACACCCGCATGGGCGAGATCCGCGCGCTGGGGCGGTAATGGCCAAGAAGCGCGTCCCCCTGCACCAGAATCCCCGCGGCTTCGTTGATGTCGACCCCGACGCGACCAATGGCGCCCAGGTTGGGGTGAATCTTCGTGGGCCTGATGGCCAGATCCTGACCGCAGCGCAGGTGATCAACCCGACCACCGGTGGCAGCGGCGGCCCAGGCAGCATCGCATCGACCATCTGGAAGCTGATCAAGGAAATTCCGCTCAACATCCAGAAGCTGGCCGCACTGATTGGCGCCGGCTTCGCCGTTCGGAAGAACGATGGCGAATGGGCGCTGCGGACGCTGCAGGAGGGGACTGGCATCGACATCGCCAACCCCGACGGAGATGCGGGCAACCCGACGATCGGGCTGGAGGATGTGCCTGACTCTGGCGCTGGGACGCTGCTGGCGATCACCAAGGACAGCAAGGGCAGGGTGACCGGCACGCGCCCGGCCACCATCAGCGGTACCACCCAGCAGATCAACGTCGCCAACGGCAACGCATCTGCTGGGCTGCCCACGATCTCCCTGGCCGATCTTCCAGACTCAGGCATCGGCACGGCGCTGGTGAGAATCACCCGCGACGTAAAGGGGCGGGTATCAGGCACCCAAGCAGCAACCACCGACAACCTGACGGAAGGCACCGCTAACCTGTATTTCACCGTCGGTCGTGCAGCGGCGGCATCGCCAGTCCAGTCAGTCAATGGCAAAACCGGCGTCGTTGTTCTCGCCCCCGGCGATATCGGAGCTGCCACTGCGGCTCAAGGCGCCAAGGCTGACAGCGCCGTCCAGTCGGTGGTGGCCGGCACTGGCATCTCGGTAAACAGCACCGACCCACGAAACCCGATCATCAGCGCGACCGGAGGCGTGGGCGGCGTCTCATCGGTGTTTGGCCGCACAGGAGCGGTTATCGCGCAATCTGGCGACTACTCCGCCGCGCAGGTGGGAGCGGACCCAGCAGGAACGGCGGCCGGATTGGTGGCCGGGAAGTACGACAAGACCGGCGGTCCAATTTCCGGGCCCGTATCGGTCGCTGGCGATGTGACGGCTACCGGCTTTGTGGCTCAGGGCTCGACAGCCGGCTTTCTGATCTATGACCGAACGGTGCCGACTACGGCTTATGCGTATTTCTCCATCGGTGGGACGTTCACGATCTACTCCAATGTCCTTGGAGGCATTCAGATCGTAGATACGGCGGGAAACACCTGCCCAGGCGCCAGCAACGTTTATCAGCTAGGTAGTGCTTCCGCTCGATGGAAGGAAATCTTCGCGGTCAATGGAACCATCAACACGTCCGATGAGCGCGAGAAAACGCCGGTAAGGGAGCTGGATCAGGCGGAACTCAACGCGGCGATTGAGTTGGCCGACGAGATTGGCGCGTTCAAATGGATCTCGGCAGTTTCCGAGAAGGGCGTCGCCGCGCGCTGGCACATCGGCATGACGGTGCAGCGGGCGATCCAGATCATGCAGTCGCACGGCCTCGATCCGTTCGCCTACGGGATGATTTGCCACGACGCGTGGGATGCCAAGGAGGCGGTCGAAACGTTGATTGGTGAGGATGGGGTAGTTGTGGCACCTCCCATGCCGGCAGGCGATCTGTACAGCTTCCGGCCTGCTGAGCTGCAGATGTTCATCCTGGCCGGAATGGCCGAGCGTCAGCGCCGGATAGAGCAGCGCCTATGCGCGCTGGAACAGGGAGAGTGACGCGACGTTTGTCTGGCTCCCTGTTCGAGCGGTAATCGCAGGCCCTGAGTCGGAGAGGCGTATCTGCCGGGTTGCCTTATGCAACCGGGTGGAGCAGATCCTCGCGGTTGTTCCGTGGCGTGTTCACAGCGCGACTGACCCGGTATGCCTCCATCGCCGGAGGCTCGCTGGCCAGCAGCATGGCCATGGCGTCGTCGGGGCTGGCGGCCATCCACTCATCGATCTGGCCGGCCTGCAGCCACACCGGCATGCGGTCGTGGATGTCGGCCGATACGCCGCTGCTGTCGCCGGTGATGATGGTGAAGGTGCCTAGGTTGCCGTCGGGCAGCAGCGGGCTGGTGTCCTCCCACAGGCCAGCGGCCAGCAGTGGCCCGGTGGCGTGGATGAACCACGGATCCTTCTTGCCGTCCTCGGGGCTCACCGACCACTCGTAGTAGCCGGCCATCGGGACGACGCAGCGGCGCTTCTTGAACGCCGATCGGAAGGCGGGCTTGGTGGACACGGTCTCGATGCGCGCATTGATGGTCGAGTCCTGCAGGCCTTTGGCCTTGGCCCAGAATGGCAGCAGACCCCACGCCAAGCGGGTGACCTGCCGACCTTCGCCGCGGTCCAGGATCACCGATGCGCGCTGCGTCGGCGCCAGGTTGTAGCTGGGCTGGATCTCGGCCAGGCCGGGGGCAAGGTCAGCCAGCCCCGGCTGGCCGAAGTCGATCACGGGGAGCTGGACGAATCGGCCGCACATGGCCGGAGGGTAGCCCTGCCGGCCGTGGCCGGGGCGTGATCCCGAACGGTTCAGCCGGTGAACGATCCCTTGTCGCAGCCTTTGCGACGGCCGGCCGTATCCTTCCCGCCATGCCGCTCCCCCCCGACTTCAACTGGACGACCAGGTCCGCCAGCCGCCCGGATGAACCCCTGACCGTGATCGCCTGCCACGGGGTGTGGGTGGTGGCCATGGCCCAACGGGTGAACGACGGCATCTGGATTGCCTCGCTGGATCGGCACCGGCATGGCCCTGGCGGTCCATTCCGCTGGTGCAGCAGCTACGAGCAGGGCCGGGCAGGGGCCGAGCTGTGGGTGGCCAGGCACGAGGTACGGCTGCGCGAGGACGTGGCCAAGATCCGGGAGTACCGGGACGCGATCGCCGAGAACCGCCTGCTGAGGGACAGCCTGAAGCCGCCGTTCGAGTGGATGGAATAG